TAATTCCTTTAATATTCTTATTGAAAAGAGTTTCTTGAATAATCATTGCGATAGAAGATTTACCACTACCATTTGGCGCAGTAAGTTGGGTGATTCTATTATTAGATAGATCAATTACATTGTTTTTACCGTAACTGAACATATTTGAAAAAGTTAGTTTATTAAGAACTATGCTACTCATCTTGATTTCTTTCTATTTCCCGTTCGATAAAGATTTTTCTCATATAATTAAGAGTAAATCTTTCCCATGTAATAAATGTCTGCATCCTAAAAGCGCAGTATTTTCTAATTTCATCTTCTAAGTCACCTACTAGTTTAATAGATTTTTCCCAACCTGTCATTTTAACTCTTCTTGTGAGGTGTGGGAATGCTTCGTATAAAAAGTCATTATTCTTGTCGCCCGGCTGGTCGCCATCAAAGTTCGAGGCATAGTGACAAAAGATAGGCTCAAGAGATGTAAAAGTAAAAAAATGCTTACCCTTAGCTATAGCGTACTTAATAATGTTCGGAGAATCTTCCCACCACCCAACGCCGATTTGACGATGAAAGTCAGGATTATGACCAGAAAATATTATAATCTCATCATCTTCTATATAGTTGAATAAATTACACAATGCAATTTGAGAGTATGAGTGAGTAAACTGGCCATGTTTTACTGCATCAGGTATTATATGCTTCATCATTTTGTCTAGTGGAAGATTAATAACTTTATGAGGAATATTACGGTCTTGGCAATATTTAGCTGCATAGATAATATCATAGTCGTTAGCGCCATCAAACAATCTTTGAGAAATAGCTCTAAAAGTAATGCCCTGTTCATAAAATGTTTCAGCGGTAACTTCTGAATCTATTCCCCCACTTAGGGCTAATACATATTTATAGTCTTTATACTTTTCACCAAAAGCTGTTGCTAGTTTAGTTAGATCTCGCTTGAACGATTTAGAACGACGAGTATACTCTGGAACACTGACTCTTACACCAATCGACGGTATTAAGTTAGAACACAAATAGTTTTTCTCTGGTCTTAGGTACGAGTTATTCTGAACATACTCCCAATAAACTCTATTAAGACGTAATAAATCAGACGACATTCAGAGATTTGAACTCCGTCAGTACTAGTTCTGTATCAGATACTTTGATGTGTTTAAGATAAATCTCTAGTTCTTCATAGATTGTTTTATTTTTAAGATCAAGTGTAGATTCTTCTGCTGGCTTTTCTACCATCTTTTTATCTAACAGCTCAGAGTTTTCCATCTTAGCAAGTTGATCTAACGAACCTGTGACTTCATACACTACATGATGAAATGAGTCTGAAAGCATCTCTTCACCCACAGCAATCTTACGTCGTATGAGTTTAGGTAGTTTTAAGTCATAGAACTCACGTGTATAGTTGCGTGAATCTACTATATCAAAAATATCTACTCCATACTCTCGCATCTCATCACGATCAAATGTAGTATTTAAGGGAGAACCAGGGTAGTAACAGTTAGTGTCACCATAACGATGATTAAAGTGTAGATCGCCAAGTAGACATAAGCCCCAAGGAGAGAGACGGGAGAAATCATATTCCGGCGTAATATGCGGAGGCACTTCTCCACGAATATGCGTAACCAGTATATCGTCGTTGACATATGTTGGTAGATTGTCGAGCTGCATTTCACCATACGGATAGAATTGAAATGACGTTTTACCCACAGTCGCACGTCCGTTTCTAGTAAATAAATGGACGTTCTCATTTTTGATGGCATTATCTTCATTAAAATATTCAAAGAAAGATTCTCCTTTTCTAGTCGCTTCGTGATTTCCTGGAATGATGTAGGTCGGTATTGTGACGGAATTGATATAGCTTAAAAACAAACAGATTTCATCTGGTTCTGGCTTCTTATCAAATACGTCACCAGCTATAATATGTACATCACAGCTTTGTTCTAGTGCTATTAATTTACGAAACATTGCCTTGAATCTACCAACTTGCCAGTCGTAAGGTACTTTTTTCTTGTGCAGATTAATATGCCAATCTGCGGAGCAAATAATTCGTGTCATTTTGTTGCTTTCTTAAATAATAAATACCAATTCCAGTCAAACTGTGATTCTGGTTTTAAGACTGTTTCAAGATTAGTCAGTCGAGGTGTTCTTATATGTACCTCTGTTGACCAGCTTGGATATTGTGTGATTAGATGGAAACCTTCAAAAATCATGAATTTTAGAAAGTTATCAAAATCAAACAGCCCAGGATAGAAAAAGTGATGTTTCATTCTCCAATTTGGGACTGAGACGAATGCGTAACCTGATGCTTGTAGTAAATTTTCTCTACATCTTTGTATAATCAGACTAGGATTTCTAATATGTTCTAGAAAATCATTCATCACAACTAAATCATATTTTTCATTAATCTCTGAACAATCAAAAGAATCAAATAAGTCTTGAACATAAAAATGTCTGCCGTGGTATTTTCTACGCTCATAGGCTCTTTTAGCACTCGGCCCGTCAACTCTGTCATACGTTATGTCTTCTCTAACACTTAAAACTAAATCTCCAAGTTTACCGGGTCCTGAACCTATTTCAATGATATTTTTTATATCTCTATGCTCATCAAAAACATTGAATAATACATTAGCCTCGTGTTTATATCGATTTTCCCACCCAGCTTGGTCATCTAAGTCATAATCATTATCCCAGTATGTATCAATATTTTCTGGTTTAACAACGTAACTTTCATGTCCTTCGTGTATAAATCTTTCTATCTCAATTTGATCTGCCATTTTATAATTTGCCCTATGCCAAAAAGTATGCTAATTTATGTTTACTAGCTTGTGAACAGCGCTACACCGGCAGGTGAAAAGCTGTTGAACACGACTCGCCTATGTGTGTTAGCGTCGGCACGTAGTGCCGCAGCAAGGAACGTAGTTCCACATAGCCTTAGCCACGTCAGAACTACGTCCTAATTTTACTATTGTCTATTGATAATCTTTCCAACATCACCTTCAAAAGTATAACTTCCAACATGATTCAGTTTCGTATTTGGATCTAGCCAAATCTCTCCACCAATCTTTTGCCATCTACGACAGAAAGTGTAATCTTCAGAAAGATAACGATTGTCATCAGGATCTAACCAAGTATCAAATAGTGCATAACAATATTTATTAAATCTCTCATCAATATTAGAATCATTACGATAATGAAGTTCTGGATACGCTTGACACATCTTTTCTACAGTTTCTCTTTTTACCAAAAAGAAACCAGTCGAAGCATCTAAAACTTCTACTGCACCATTTTCAACTCTGATCTGACGATTTTCTTGATTAACAAACTTAAAGTTAATTGCATATTGAATTGGTAAAGCTTTTTTAGGGTATGCTGCTGCCATAATAGGCTTATCATACGCTAGAGCACGAAGTACTGACTCTACGTCAAACTCAATATCTGAATCAATAAACATCAAATGAGTACAGTCCGATTCAAGAAACATAGCTGTTAGAATATTTCTAGCACGAGTAATCAAAGACTCATTACGAAGAGTAGTGATTCTAAAATTAATTCCGTGCTGCATAAACGCTTGGCTTACTCGAAACATTGATAAGAAAAATTGATCAGTCAGCATACCTCCATAGCAAGGAGTAGCAAAGAAAACATTATACTGTCTTAGCTGTGCTAAATCAATGGTTGCTTGATTACCATCAACTTGTTTGAAAGCACCAAAACTTTTCTCAGTAGGCTGCCCTTCTTCTTCAGAAGTTGCAACTTCTTTAGGCTTCATATCTAATAATGATTTTTTCATTAAGCTAGGTCATCCACATCTTCAGCTGGCTTGAATTCGTCAGATACATCACCTGCGAAATATGCGGTATTATTTAATAACCACTCTTTTTGCTCATCATAAGTTTGGCGTTTATAAATTTTTGATAATTCATAAAGCTCAAGAGCTTTTTCTGCATCTGTAAGAGCAGAATTATTACGAGCAGGCAGGCAGGAGTATTTCACATTTTGTGGAAGAGGTCCTGTTTTTTCTTTTTTAATGGTAATATCATAACCACCTTCACTATCTGCTGGATTTCCATAATCAGGATTAGTAGCATAGTCTACAATCTGAGAATAAATAGTTGAACGCAGATCGAACAATTTAATCTGTCCATCAGCGCGATCAATTACATTACATACATATGAAAATTGTGGCTTATCCGCATAAATAGCGTCATCGATCTCTTTGAAAGGATCTTCAGCAGAGTTGTCAAAAGATTCAGTTTCACGACTGAACTGTAGACATTCTACTGGCATTTTTTTACCTTCTTTAGTGACTACCCAATAGCAGTAGCGAGGCATCACGTCTCCTAAAAGACGTACTTTGGTATCTCCGATACCGAGTGTGAGTCGTTGAATTTCACGACGTTCGTTGCTTGAGGTTTGCTTTCCTTTAGCTTTATCCCATGCGACCATAGTAGTTTCTCCTTGATTGTTCGTTAGAACTTATGTGTAGGATTTCCTCGAAACCGAGGACTCTTGTGTAAAATATATTTTATCGCCTTTTATATTTACGAAAGGGTTATTAATATCTTTTCTAATATAATTTTTAGCGATGTAGTCTTGGTCTTCACTTACTCTTCTCATAGAAAGGAGTTGTAAGTATTCCGTCTTTTGTATTACAGAAACATTTTGTGTTAAAAACCATGGGTTCTTAAAGTAACTCATCGGTTCTTCTGTTTGATAGTTACAAACAAGTTTTTCTTTTTTCTGTTCTAAAAGACCTGTAGTGAATAAGTGCATTGGTATATGATTTATCTTTAATGCACCCATCAATCCTTTAGTTGATCTTGCATTATACAACTTAGTTTGTGCAAATGCCAAGATTAATATTGCCGTCTGATCTTTTCT